TATCAAATACGATTAGATCAATTCGATTAATTATCAACCTAATTTATTAATGTAACATATTTATTAAAAAGGATAATACTATGAGCTCAAAATCATTTGTAAAGTTATTACGAAAAATTATTAGAGAAGAAGTTCAAGGAGCAGTACGTGAAGTCTTAACTGAACAAAAATCTAATCACAATCAATTGATTGAACATGGCATAAATTTATCACATATTACAGAAAATCCAATGCCAAATCGTCCAGTCGCTAAAAAACAGTTTACAAAAAATTCAATGTTAAATGATTTATTAAACGAAACTGCTGCAATGCCACCAGCTCCAGAAGCATCAGAATGGAATACAATGAATTATCGATCTGAAATGGCTGAAGCGTTTGGTATATCAAATGGTCCTAATTCTCCATTAGCGACAACAGGTATTAATGGTGAAGCTATTAACATGAATAATGAAGCTGTTACAACCACAGTGAATGCAATGACAAAAGATTATTCTAAACTAATGAAAGCAATAGATAAAAAGAAAATGACTAGGTAATGGCAAGACCAATATATAAATATCAACCACGAAATACTCAACCAGATGTTGCAATTGGTATTACTATGCCATTTAATAATTCTAGTAAGGCTAAATCTCCTACAACAAATTATGCATCTGGTAGTGGTGGTGGTAAAATTGTATTTTCTCAATCATATACTACTCAAGAACAAGTAGTTTCAAACTTAAAAAATTTATTGTTGACTAGAAAGGGGGAACGATATATGCAGCCAAATTTTGGAACAGATATATATAGTATGCTTTTTCAAAATAATGTCGAGGATATTCGTAGATCATTAGAAGATAGTATAAGAGCAGATATTGAATATTGGTTACCATATATAACTGTTAATAATATTGATATAACTAGCAGCGATGATATGCAATCATTATCAATTAAATTATCGTTTACTATTACAAACATTGGATCAGAAATGGTAATTAATATTTTAGCATCCGAAAATACTTTCACAGTTTCTGAAGCAGAGCCTAGTTTAGAGTTACGTCAAATTAGTAATGGATATTAAGGAGAGGTAAATTTATGAGTGACTTAATTAAAAAAGATGTAAAATATTTAAATAAAGATTTTGCTCAATATAGACAAAATTTAATAAACTTTGCAAAAAATTATTTTCCAGATACATATCAAGATTTTAATGAATCGTCACCTGGAATGATGTTTATAGAAATGGCATCATATGTTGGTGATGTTTTATCATATTATACAGATACATCTTTTCGAGAAACATTATTAAATTCTGCGCAAGAAGAATCAAACATTTTAGCATTATCTCATTTATTTGGATATAAACCAAAATTGAATTCTCCAGCTACATGTAAGTTAGATATATTTCAACTAGTAATGGCATCTGGTTCTGGTGAAAATGCTGCACCTGATATGAATTTTGCTTTATCAGTTCAATCAAATATAGAGTTAGAAAATGAAGAAGGTATAAAATTTAGATCACTAGAACCTGTTGATTTTAATGATAACCCCGAAATTTCGGTATATGAAATTGATTCTGATTCAAATGTATCTAGATATCTTCTTAAAAAACAAATTAACGTTGAATCGGGTGAAATAAAAGAATTAACATTTGATTTTACAGATCCAAAGCCATACGATAAAATAGTATTACCAGATACTAATGTTATCAATATTATTAGTATAAATGATTCGTTAAACAATAAATGGCATTATGTGGATTATTTAGCACAAGATACTACATTTGAAGATATTGCAAATATTTCATTTAATGATCCAGAATTATCTGAATATAGATCGACTGTACCATATATTTTAAAATTACGAAAAACCCCGCGTAGATATATTACACGATTACGTGATGATCAACGATTAGAAATACAATTTGGCGCCGGAGTATCTGCAGACCAAGATGAAGAAATTATTCCAAATCCAAAAAATGTAGGATCTGGATTAGAATATCTTAAAAGAACTACTACGGATGCTATTGACCCATCAAACTTTTTATATACTAGTACATATGGTATTGCTCCTTCGAATACAACACTGACTATACGATATACAGTAGGTGGTTCGGTATCAGAAAACGTCGGTGTTAATTCAATAACAAGAATAAATTCTATAACATATGCCAATGATTCTGGAATTGTTGATTTAACAGATTCTAAATCATCTATTGCAGTAACAAACCCAGAACCGGCATCTGGTGGGAAGTCTCGAGATAATATAGAAAGTATTAGACAAAATGCCATGGCATCGTTTGCCGCTCAAAACAGAGCAATTACACGTGAAGATTATATTGCAAGGTGTTATGCAATGCCAAGTAGATATGGATCTGTTGCTAAGGCATATATTGTAGGCGATACTCAAATTAATACATCTGATAAATTATATCCTGCAGAAACTATTGATAATCCATATGCATTAAATTTATATTTGTTATCATATAATTCAGATAAGCAATTTACTAGTTGCAATCAAGCATTAAAAGAGAATATAAGAACTTATATATCTCAGTATCGTATGTTAACTGATGCTATTAATATCAAATCAGCGTTTATAATTAATTTAGGTGTAAATTTTGAAATTATAACACGTCCTAATTTTAATAGCAATGAAGTAATATTATCATGTATTGCAACATTAAAAGCAATATTATCTAACGAACGTATGCAAATTAATGGACCTATAGATATTGCTTCTTTAATATCATCAGTTGATCGTGTAGATGGCGTACAAAGTGTTGTTAATTTTGAATTTACAAATAAAGTTGGAGGTAATTATTCTTCAAATACATATAATATAAACTCGGCAATTAAAAATAATATTTTATATCCTTCTTTAGATCCTTGTATATTTGAAATAAAATATCCAGATAGCGATATAAAAGGAAGAGTGATAAAACCTTAAGGAGATTAAATGTATAGAATATTTTACGCAGAAAAAGATACAACATTATATGAAAGATTTCCAGAACAAAATACTGGAATTGATGAAATTTTAGAATTAACTAAAAATGCATCTGGATCAAAAATTGAAGGTAAGATTCGTGCTAATACATATAATTCTAGAATATTAATAGATTTTGGAACTGAAATTGATGCTATTACATCTGCAGTTAATTCTGGTAAAATACCGGCTATAAGTAACCACATCGATTCCGCATCAGTATATCTTTCGTTAAGATCATCAGACGCGTCTGATTTAATACAGCAATATAATTTAGAAGCATATCCATTATCTGAATCGTTTGCATTCGGTCAAGGATATAAATCTGATACTCCTAAAACTACAAGAGGGTCATCATGGTATTATCGCGATTCGCTAGAAACAGCTACTTGGTGGAATTCTGGATCTGCCCATAGTAAAAATTTATCAAAAGGAGCTTCTGAAAAGTTAGGTGGTGGTTCATGGATAACAGGTTCTGAATATGAAGCTTCTCAATCGTTTAATAATGAAATACCAGATATACATATGAATGTAACTGATATTGTTAATCAATGGGTATCTGGTGATATTTCAAATCATGGATTTATAATTAAACGATCGGTAACTGATGAATTATCCGGAGATATACTTGGAAGTATTAAATTCTTTGGACGTAATTCGCATACAATATTTGTACCTCGGCTTGAAGTTGTATGGAATAATACAACATTTACAGATACAGGTTCTGCTGAAATATCTACTGATTCATATGTGCCATATTTTAAAAATATAAAATCAGAATATCGTACATCTGAAATTTCAAAATTTAGAATTGGTGTACGACCACAATTTCCGACTAAAACATACACTACAGAATCTTTTTATTTAACTAATAATCGATTACCTACATCATCATTTTATAGTATTATTGATTCTGTAACAAATGATACAATAATAAAGTATGATACCAATGGAACGCGTATTGATTGTGATTCAAATGGTAGCTTCTTTAAATTACGAATGGATTCATTTATGCCAGAACGATATTATAAAATTGAATTAAAAATTGAACGTGATGGTGGTGATGATATACAAACATTTGATGATTTTTATTTTAAGGTTGTTAACTAATGATAGATCGATCAAAATATAGAGAATATAAAATAGAACAAACTCGTATTACCGGTAACGTTGATATAGAATTCGAGTTTTTTGGTGATAGTGACGAAGCCGTTGAAGTA